TAGAAGAAAAGAGATTAGAAATGCTGGCTAAGGAAGCTGAAGAGCGTGCTGATATCAAGGAGAAGATGCAAGTGGCTTATCAGAACCCTGCAATCTATTTAGATGCTAAGGGTAAATTGATACAACGTAAAATCATTTCTCTATTAAAAGCAACAATCAAAAGAGACCTTATGGATGAGATATGGGCAGAAATCGTTACTGAGAATGAGAGCAAATAATGAATACAGAACAATTGGTATCTCATCTACGAACTAATATACTAGATGATAATGGAGGAAATGGAGCAGACTGGGAGTCCTTTGAAGATGATGATGCAGGTTCTATTCAGTTAAGATGGGGAAATGAAGAGTTAGTTAATAATATTAATGAAGCTATTAATGTAGTTTATAGGCGTACTACTCCCGTTAAGGATATAGGAACTATAGCTGTAACAGCTCCTACCAGAACCTATGCTTTACCTATATACTGTTTAGAGGTAGAGTTAGTTAAGTTATCTAATGGTAAAGCTCTAGGTAAAACGGATATGGATTCCCTCTGGAATAACCAAGCCTTCTTTACGGATATAGCAGAGCCTAGATTCTACATGCCTGATATGGAAGCTAATTCTATATCTCTCTATCCTATTCCTAAAGAGAATGATACCCTAACCTACATGTACTATCGTTTACCCAAGACCCAATTATCTTGGAATAATCCCACAGGTAATCCAGAGTTGAGGGTAGAGTTTCATTTACCAATGTTGTTCTATGCTGCTCATTTGTGTTATATGAAAGATGAGGCTAATACCCTAGATCCTAAAAGGGCTGGTACATATCTAGCTTTGTTTGATCAAGAGTTTCCATTTCTGTCAGCCTATGGCACAATGAGAAAATCTAAGACAGCTAATAGAGCCATTAATTATGGTGGTATCTCTCAACCTAGTTATGGTCGTAGAACAGGTTTAAATTCAGGCTCTAATCAAAACTCAGGATATTAAGATGGCTAAGACTGTACGTAAACAAAAGACTTTTAAACCTAAGAAGCCTAAGCTACCACCACCTTCCCTACCTAAACTTGGTCAGTACAATACTGGTGATGGAGGTTACTAATGTCAATGCATCCCAAGGTAGTAACCTTCGATAAATGGAAGGGTATTAATACTACCAACTCAGCTCAGACAACACCAGATGATTACCTTAAAGCAGCCATAAATGTTGACGTAGATAAGACTGGTAACGTACAAAAGAGACACGGCTATACTCTATTGACTACAGGTAATATCAGTGCGCTATGGGCCTCTACCTCAGGCTTAGGGTGCTATGCAGTGGTTGATGGAGAATTGGTTCAGGTCTATTCAGATTACTCCTTTTCCTCTCCATTACTCACCTTACCCTCAGGTTCCCCTCTCTCCTTTGAAGAGGTAGATGATAAGATCTACTTTTCTACTCTAGGCTATACTGGTATCATAGATAATGGTCTTCTAAAGACTTGGGGTATAACTAAAACCCAAGGTACTTTAGGCCTATCAATCACTTCAGGCAACTTGGATGCTGGAGATTACCAGATCAATCACACCTTTGTTAATATAGATGGGATAGAGTCTGGTTGTAGCGAATCTCAAATTATTACTCTATCCACTTCCTCCTCAGGAATCACAGCAAGCTTTGCTAATGTAATAGATCCGAGTATTGCTTATGCACGAATATATTGTTCTACTCAAGATGGTAGGGTATTGTATTACTCTGGTATATGCCTCCCTAACTCCTCTTTTACTATTTCTTCTGCTTCCAATCTATCTAATCCATTAAGAACCTTTAATTTAGATAAAGCCCCCTCAGGTCAAATAGTTCGTTATCAAAACGGTAGGATCTATGTAGCCCAAGATAATATCTTATGGTACTCAGAGAAATATCAATATCAACACTTCAATTTAGCAGAGAACTATATAGAATTTCCTACTAGAATCAAAGAGGTAATGCCTTTAGAGTCTGGAGTGTGGATAGGCTCTGATAAACTCTACTTTCTCTCTGGAACTGATCCTAAGAGTTTTACTAGAATAACTAAAGATGTTGCAGAGGTAGTAGAAGGTACGGGAACTAAAGTGCCTGGAATATACTCTATACAACCTATGATGAACAGTGAATACTATTGGTTAGTAACTACCAACCTAGGTATTTATGCTTTAAAGGAACAAGGCTCCTTAATAAACCAAACTCTCCCTAATGTAGAATTAGAAAACTCAAACTCTGGAAATGGATTGTTTCTAAGGGCTAATGGTATTAATCAATACCTTTCAATGTTGAAATCAAATAGCACTCCTAACAATCAAGTTGTAGGAGATCTGGTGGAAACAACAATCGTCCGTAATGGCATTATAATTAAATAGGAAAACAAATGAACGAAATAGAACTTAAAATTGGTGGTGTCTTTGCTTACGAACAAATTAGAGATGGTGAAGTTATTGATACTTGGCAAGAGAAAAATATAGTTGTTAATGAAGGCTTGAATTATACCCTAGACTCTGCATTCTCTGCAGGTTCACCCATTACCTCTTGGTATATTGGTCTCTTCAAAAATAACTACGCTCCTCAAGCATCTGATGTAGCTGCTACATTTCCTGGGGTTGGTGTAGCTAATGAAGCTACCTCTGAATACTCAGAATCTGCTAGGGTTGCATGGGTTGATGCTGGAGTTGTAAGTCAAGTGATTACTAATACTGCATCACCTGCTGTTTTCACTTTTGCTTCGCCTATTGCTATCTATGGTGCATTTCTAACTTCAGTATCAACTAAAGCATCTACTTCAGGTAAGTTAGCAGCTGCTTCTAAGTTTGCATCAGTAAGAAATATGCTGGCTGCTGATGTATTAAATGTAACCTATACCTTAACTATCTCTAGTATCTAATAATTATGATTGTACCTCCTGCTATCTCTTTTACTGGTGATCAATATACTGCTACCGCCCTTAAATCTAGGGCTATGCAGTTCTATCAGTTTGTTGCTAGGCAAGCTGAGATATCAGGAGTTCCATTTGTTTCTAGATCCTTACCACTGCCCGATGGTTCTTTGATTAAGATAAGTTCCTATAAAGAAGGAAACTATTCCCTTAGAACTGGCAATATATCAATCTTTGGTAATTATAGTTCTGTAAACCCAATCTTAGAACTATTAGTAACCTCTGTTGATGTGAGATCTTCGCCCATTCTTAAATTCTATAGATATGGTTCACTAAATATTCCAAATTATCTTACTAAACTAAATAGTATTTCAAATATACAAGAGTTTGAATTTTTATGGGGAGGTAATCAAATAAAGCCCAGATCTACTTATTGGGTAGACTCTCTATCAGAACCAACACAACTAGTTAATTGGTCTGCTAATATAATTTATAATAATAATAGAGAAGTTAGCAACACACTTCTGAGGGCACTTATTTGTTGTATTAAAAGTGGTAATACTATAATTATTGGAACAAGGATGTTTGAGGGTAAAGAGATTTGTTTTTTAGAAGTAATAACACCTAGAAAGGTTGTACTAGTATCTATAAATTTATCTATTATCTACCTTAATGTAACCTTTTGGGGATTTAAAAAAGATGGTATTACTCTATACTATACAGATGTAGTAAATGGAGATGAAGGCGGTATACAAACATTAAAGAAGATTATTTTTAGTGGGGATTATACTTCGCATACAACCACCACTCTATATACTGGAAATGAGGCTGTTACTCCATATGTAGAAGAGATTATAGAAACTCCTGACTATAGCCGATTATCATCTTCCTATGCAAAGCCTAAAGAATATATAACAAAAGTGGTCGTTACAAATAATAATGTAGTAGTAATTTTTAATAACTATTTTGTATCTAGTGTTGGGGAATCATTTACAACTTCTGTTTTAGAGGATGGGTATATAACTAGATATATAACTTCAAGTAGTACTACAAACAGGACTGGTAAGACTATCATAAAATCTTTAGATAGTTCAGACACCTTTACCACCATTAAGGAATACCCAATTCTATGGAACTCTGTACTTAACCAAACTTGGGTTTATTATGCTGATCCCGCAAAGACTGATACTCATACAGAATCTTGGTCATATGAAGAGGTAGCTATTAATGTACTTCACTCTGAATCAATTAAAAGAGTAGGGTCTGCCACCACAACAGATTTTACTATCTACCTAAAGCGTGTCCGTACTGGAGATGCTTACACCGTAACTTTAAATATAGAATATAATGGAATGAATACAGTTATTAGTACATCTACTATCTCTACTGTATTTATTGATGGTAGTATGGCCAACACATATAAAGATGGAGCAGACTCCCTATTGTCTTTTCAAATGGC